GTTCTCGGTACACTGGTCCATAAAATCACAAAACATCTCAAAGGTAGGAAACATTCCTGCGTAATTCTCGTAAATACGACGACGATTACCTAGGATATTCTCACGGAGAATGAAGACAAAATCCACGTTGGTACGCAGATTAGGCGTGATACCGAGGGGATACTGCATGGTGATCATGGTCATCATATCGATGTGACGACCGTTCATGAAAACGTACCGGGTAGACTCCTCCTTGATCCAGGACGCATCGTAGAGACAGTCATCGAGGATCAGGAAGGCACGAGGATCGATGTTGGACTGACCACCCTTGGTTGACTTGTCCTTGTTACGGGTCTGCTTGATATTCATCTGCCGCTTGATGACGTTCATCACAATCTGAGGTGAGTACTTATCGTGAATGAACTTGGAGGGAACCATGTTCTGGAAGAACTCGTTCGCCACCTCCGTACCCGAAATAACCGTCCCCACAGGAAAGCACGACTGAGTGTTGAAAAGAATATCACGGATCAAGAACGATTTGCCCGTGTCCTTCTTTCCAATCACAATGATCATCGGACTCTTGCGAGAATCAATCTCGGTTCGGTCCTTGATCATATTGATATCAAACTTCCGTAGTTGGAAGTTCATTAATATCTGTGTCGTTTAGTTTTCATCAATCCTCGCCGACCGAGTTTATAATGGGAAAGGACCTGAGATCGACCCCTGTCTCGATGAAGTTGCACCGGATGTCCAAGGTGGATGGTTCGCTGTGGTCGCTGAAGAACATGCAGCCCTACTTCCCTAGCCTGGAGAAGCTCTTCAAGACGGAGAGTCTTGCGAATCTTCACGAGTACGGAATCAAGCTGTCCGATCCTCTGGAGAGTATTGTGGATGAGACCCATATCAAGGTTCGTGGACAGACTGTCCCTATCCATCGCAAGACCACCATGATTCTGAGTCCCTACAAGACGATGCGCAATGACTACGGTTCCCTGGGTCTGCCGAAGCGCTCAGACGTGGCCTCTGATCTGCAGGAGCGTCTGCAGAGCCCTCACAGCGCCGGATACGTGGGTGCCATGACCTCGATCGCCCTGTCCGAGTCGGGATGCCGTCACTTTCCCAAGGTGTACGGTGTCTTCATGGGTATGGCCGGCAAGCACACCATCGATATCTCGGATGACTACGAGGAGCTGTCGGAGAAGTCATGGTTTGCCGACAATATTGGCAAGACCTTTGAGCTGAAGCTTCGGTCGACTGAGACAGAGGGAGCGGGCTTCAGTCATACGCGGGGACAGCGGGCGAATCTCATGGTGGGTGATGAGGTGGATCTTGGAGATATCGAGGATATTGATGCTGAGCGTGTCGATGATCCGACGACGTCTGGAGAGATGGAGGATATCAATGTTGACTCGTCGGCCTCGGGTGATGGTGACGAGGATGAGACCTCGGGACTCAGCGATGTCTTCGAGATTTCTTCGTGTGACTGTCCCGAGGATGAGGAGGATGATCAGGATGACGGCGAGGAGGATGAACCCTTTGCTTGGGCTACGTTTTCGGATGTGCCCGTGATCACGACGGTGATGGAGGTCTGCGAGGGAACCTTCTACGATCTCGTCAAGCTTCATCCGGATCCGGTCAAGCATACGGCCTGGATGTCGCAGATTGTCTTTGCCCTGGCCTATGCCCAGCGCAACTACGGGTTCACTCACAACGATCTCCATGGCAATAATGTGATGTACGTCAAGACCGATGAGGAGTTCTTTCTGTACCGTCACGGAACCCAGGCCTACAAGGTTCCGACCTACGGGTACCTGATGAAGATCATCGACTTTGATCGAGCCATCTGCTCGATTCGTATCAACGGCATGAAGGAACCCAAGACCTTTGTCAGCAACCAATTTCACGAAGATGAGGAGGCCGGTGGACAGTACAACATGGAGCCCTTCTACAATCACGAGCACCCTCACATGGGAGCCTCCTCGTCCTTTGATCTGGTCCGCCTTGCGACTTCGCTGTTCTGGGATATGTTTCCCGAGGGTCCCTTAGTTCCGAACGCACATCCGCTGTTTGAGATTTTCAAGCAATGGATGACGATGTCCGATGGGACCTCAGTCATGTTTCGTAAGAAGATGGATAATCATGATCGGTATCATGGATTTGATCTGTACAAGGCGATTGCCCGTTACTGCAAGGATTCGGCAGTGCCTCGCAAGGAGATCAACCGCCTGACTGGCTACCGCGCTACACCTTCGGCGGCGCAGCTTAACGACGCCCTGACGATCGACGTGTAGACTTGCGAGACTTCCGCGACTTCTTCGACTTACGACCCTTACGCGACTTGCGGTTCTTTCCGCCGCGACGCACAGGCAGTCCAGTCATCTCATCCTCCGTCGCATCGGGGTCCTCCTTGCTCATGGCAACCAGTGCCCGTGCCGCGCGAGCATCGTCGTTGCCCTTACTCAGGTTCATCAGGGCATTCACATCCTTCGAGTTGTGCCCCGTATCGCGCGCGTTCTTCATGTTCGCCAGAACGTTAGCCGCCCGAGAGTCCTGAGATTCCGCCATTATATTTGGTGAATATTATTCGTATTCAACCCCCTTAAAACTCAGGCTTACCAACGAACATCTCCTGTGTCGTTGCCGACACCGTCTCAGCGACCGTCTCAATCGCGTCCGTGCCGATCGCATACACCACACCACCCGTGACGACACCGGCACCCGCGACGATCTTCCCCAGGTCTGTGTAATCCACGGGCACCTTCTTTGCGCGACGGTCCAGAACATAGAGAAGCGCAGCCACAATCATCACCGCTCCGACGACCATAGCCAGTGTCTGTAACTCCATGCTTTGTTCCGCCACTGTCTTTTTTGGAAGGGATCTTAAACGCTTAAGCGCTTAGAGGTTGAGGGCGACCGTTTCTGTGGGCTTAACATCGACCTCGGCTTCCTCTTCCTCGCCATCAAGTTCAAGCTTGATGTCCTCACCCAGAGCAAGACGGGGGCGCTCCTTTTCCTCGTCCTCGGAGTCCTCGCCCTCGTCGTCTGTCTCAAACTCAACCGTCTCGGGCTTGCCAAAGGTGAGCTTCGGGGCCGGCGCCTTCTTCTCTACGAGCTCAGGCTCAGGCTTCGACTCAGGCTCGGGCTCAGATGCAGGTGCAGATGCAGATGCCGTGGTGTCCTCACGAGCACGGAAGTAAGCCTTGCTGATATCCTTCCAAGGAATGAAGCTATCGATGACCTCATTCAGCGAGGCAGCCAGCATGGTCTCAATCTCGCGACGATTGCGCGCCTGCTGTTCCGACGATACGTTAATCGTCTTGAAGAGGTAGGCAGCCGACCAGGACGCACGGGCTCCCGCCTTGTAGAAGGTGTGAACGAACTTCTCCACCGTGGGGCGCTCGAAGTTGATGTTCACGTGAGTCGAGTCGACCTGCTGAAGAGAGGCAAACGCACGGATGTAGCTCACAAAGACACCCAGCAAAAGATCCTCGATATAATCACACTTCGAGGCCTTCGCGATACGCTCGACTTCCTTGTTCAGAATTTCCTCACTCCACTTGGGAATCTGCGTCAGAAGGTTCTGGAAGGTCGTCAGAACCTGGTCAGGCTGCTTATTACGCTCCGCCGCCTTCTTGGCGTTGTCGTAGATAGACCAAAGACCATCAGCAACGTGGGGAACGAGAACACGAGTCAGATTCTCACGAAGCGTCTGCTTCACAAAATCCGTGCTCATTTGTTTACACGAGAGGTGAAGAGTTCACTTAAACGGACGCATGAAGCTCGTTCTGATTCTCATGATCCGCAACGAGGAGAAGATCCTCCGACGGTGTCTGGAGTCGGTCAGGGGTGTGGTCGATGCCTTCTGTATCTCGGACACGGGCTCGACAGATTCCACTTGCGAGATTGCTGAGGAGTTTCTCAAGGAGAACCCTGGATGCCTGGGCAGGAGCACCTGGAAGGATTTCGGTCATAATCGGAGTCTGAGCTTCACGGTTGCCCAGGATTGGCTGAAGTCCCAGGGCTGGGACCTTAAGGATACCTACGGTCTTCTGCTGGATGCCGATATGCAGTTTGTTCCGGGGACGTTGAAGTCTCAGACTCTCGACCAGGTTGGCTACGGACTGATTCAGGTTGCCGGTACGCTGGAGTACCCGAATGCCCGGTTGATTCGCATGGATTTCCCCTGGGTCTGCCGTGGTGTGACTCACGAGTACTGGGATGGTCCGACGGTGTTTCTTCCTAAGTCTGTCTCCTACATCAATGATCACAATGACGGTGGTTGTAAGTCCGATAAGTTCACTCGTGATCTGGCCCTGCTGATGAGGGGTCTCGAGGAAGATCCTCGAAATGTGCGGTATATGTTCTATATTGCTCAGACCTATCACAGTCTGGAGAAGTGGACGGAAGCCATCAAGTGGTATATAAAGCGTATCGAGGCTGGGGGATGGTTCGAGGAGGTGTGGTATTCCATGTACATGATCTCGAAGACCTATGAAACACTGGGAAATACTATGGAGGCAGAGCTATGGGTTCAGAAGGCGTATGAGTTCCGACCCTCTCGTGCGGAGGCTCTCTATAACCTTGTCAAGCACCTCCGGGTCAAGGGTGATATGCACAAGGCCATGCACTATCTCAATCTGGGTAAGAACATCCCTGTTTCGACCGATGCTCTGTTTATTGAGCAGGACGTCTACACCGGACTCTTTGACTACGAGGAGACGGTAATCCGCTTTTATCTTCAGAGCTCTCTGTCCGATGGACTTAAGGCGTCGATGAAGTACATGTTGAAGGACTCGCATCTGAATTTCAGTGTCTACTCGAACCTACCCTTTTACATTGAACCTCTCAAGAGCGAGGTCCGAACGTATCCGCTGATACGCGATATGCATGGCTTTGATTTTCACCCCTCCTCGATCTCGGTATGCGATGAGGTCCACAATGTTCGATTTGTCAACTACATGATCAACCATGCCGATGGCAGTTACATCATGAAGAATGGGAAGTACGACACAAACAATCACGTTCGTACTCAGAATGTCGTTGTGAACAACGGAGTTCCGACTCTGATGAATGACGGCTCTGTGACTCTGCCCCGTCGTGATGCACACATCAAGGGTCTGGAAGACGTTCGTATCTATCGGAACGCCAAGGGAGTCATGTCCTTTGTGGCGACCTCCCTTGAGTACAGCGAAAAGATCCGCATCGTTCGCGGAACCTATAACGTGGACTCGGCGACCTACTCGGACTGCGTTGTGATGAACTCTCCTGAGAAGCAGGAATGCGAAAAGAACTGGATTCCAGTGAATGGCACCGATGACGTAATCTATCGCTGGTCTCCGATGGAGATCGGTACGTTCGAGGGCCCTGATCTCAAGATTCACACCTCGCACACGACACCCTGGATCTTTAACCACTTCCGTGGATCAGCTGTACCGGTCAGGGTGGGCAACGAACTCTGGGCACTGGTCCACTTCGTGGAGTACTCGACTCCTCGCAAGTACTTTCACTGCTTCGTGATTCTAGATTCGAAGAACTACAAGCCGATCCGAATTTCGAATCCGTTTGTGTTCAGGCAAAAAACGATTGAGTATTGTTTGGGTGTGGCTATCAAGGGAACGAGGGCTACGTGTTGTGTATCGACCATGGACGACAATCCTGTGATTGTGAGCTTTGATACGAGTCAGCTATTCTGGATCTATACGTAGATGTGACGCCAGGACTCGTTGATCTGCTTTGCCGTATCGGCAAGAATATGCTTAGTGTGCTCAGGCGTGATCGTGACTGGAAGCTTGAGGGGCAGGTAGAACTTGTATCCCTTGGCCGTTGTCTCATCAGCAATGCGCAGAAGGTTGATGCGCGTCACCAGCGTCTCGACGGCGCGGATTAACATACGGACACCCTCTTCCTCGCTCGAGTAATCCTGAATCATAGACTTAATGGCATCCTCAGAGATCTTCAGATCAGAGGACATGTTCAGACGCTCCAGTATCTGAGGCCAGACATACTTCTCCACGATGACCTTCTTATCCTCCGCCGTATAACCCGAGCAGTTGATAACCTGCATACGATCCTTCAGAATCGGGTGAACCTTGGACTCGTCATTGAAGGAGAACACAAACAGACATTGCGAGAGGTCGAAATCGACACCCGCAAAGTACCTGTCATGAAACTGAGAGTTCTGCGTCCGATCCGTCAGGTGAATCAGCATGGACACGATCTCCTCGCCGTGAGGCGTGGACGAGACCTTATCAAGCTCGTCGAAGTAGATCACAGGGTTCATACACCGAGCCGTCATGATGGCGTCGGCGATACGGCCCCAGGTCGCACCCTCGTAGGTATAGGAGTGACCCACAAAGTTCGCCACATCCGAGGCACCGCCCAGAGAGAAGAACTCGAAGGGACGCTTGAGAACCTCGGCCACACCGTGCTTGGCGAATGAGGTCTTGCCCACACCCATCGGGCCCTTGAGGGCGATCACATTGCCCACCGAGGAGGGATTGGCAATCCACTGGGCTACGACCTGCATGATCTGCGTCTTGGCGGGCTCCATACCGTAGACGGCCTTGTCGAGGGTCTCCTTGGTATTCGAGAGGAACTTTGAGCAGTCCTCGGGGCTCTTCTTGAAGTCAACCGGAAGAGGCACCACGTTTCCAAACGGTACCCGAAGGAAGCCCTCAACCCAGGTCCGAAGCTTGTGGACCTCACCCGAGTCCGGCTCCATCTGATTGAGAACATCGATCTTGCGGATGACGGTGGCCTTGAGATGATCACTGATCGGCAGAGCAAGAACACGGAACTTCTGAGGCACCTCGCCGTCCTTGACGAGCTTAGCGAGGTTCTTCATCTGCTCGTTGTACTTCCGCTTCTTGGCCTTGGGAAGCTCCTCGAAGTACTCCTCCTCCTCGTGATTCAGAGCCAGAGCCGGCTTGTTGTCCTTGGACTCGGCCTTCTCCTTCTTCGAGGACTTGCCGATCTTATGGCTCGGAACGTACTTGCTCATCAGATGATCGATGAAGTCGTCCTCATCCGACTCCGACTCCTCGGATTCCTCCTCGATATCAATCCGAGAAGGTCCGCCCTTCTGAATGGTGTGGATGTGAAGTTTCACAGAGACCTTGGCTCCCTTGGGGATATTTAACCGCTCTAGACCCATCGTATCGTCGTCCTCTTCCTCCTCCTCCTCGGATTCGATCTCAGATTCGGTCTCATCATCAGCCTCGTCTCCCGACTCACCCTCCTCGTCCATGAAATCGGAGTCAGACTCGTCGTCCTCCTCTTCCTTGGTCTTCAGGGTGTCGTCGTCGACCCACACCACGGGGGCCGTCTTTTTGCGAAGATTATACCGTTTGGGGGGCATTCTTGATGCCTTCCAACATTTAAAACAAAGTAAGTTCCATTTTATAATGGACGACATCAGCGCCCTGGTCAAGGAGCTGACC